TTAGCTAAACATTCTGGGAAAATACTCACTAATTTTATCATTATCGAATATTCTATCTTTTGTAAAATCCACCGTATCAGATACGACGATTACCGGCCACAACTCTTTCGGTAAATCTTCGATTGAAGCATAGATTGTTGGAAGGTAAGATCTATAATAATCTCCAGTTTTAATTTTTCCTATATAATCAACTAAAAAATAATTTTCCTCATAATCAAGAAATCCATAATATACAAACACACCCTTTTTCGCAGATAGTCCCTCATCTAAAAGTACCTTCTGCTTAGATAACTTTGCTACTGACTTTTCAACATCTTTCCTCTTTTTTAAATTTGTATAATTGTTTGTATATAAATCCAATATTGTTTGTCCATGTTTGTTGTATGAATACTGACTATATTCATCCAGACCTTCATAGATATGTTCAAAAAAAGGATTTAATAATGATTTTGCATTATCATTGGATAATAGTGCTTTAGGTAAATCCCCCCAAGATTCATTCACCATTATTGCAATTTTTCCATTTTTATCCATTGCAGGCCAATCATATGTTGATAAGCCATCTGCTTTCCAGTTTATATTTAAATCTTCAATAATCATCTGAATTTATCCTTAGGAAATGTCACTCTACAACTATTACGATTTTCATACTATTAGCTTCTTTTTTTCAGAATTATATCATTTCTTTCTTAATCTGAAGAAATCGATCAATTGAATCTTTTCTATAGCAATATCAATCTTTAATCAATCAATTTGCTAAATCACTTGAGTAAATCCTTTTTGCGATCATTCCTTATCGTTATAATGCTGTATTAATCCAATTCTATATCGTTTCTTAACAAGACATATTAAGAAAAATGATATTGTTAACTGATTTACTTTTAATTATAAAGTCCCGGTTAACCGGGGCTTTTTAGTTATTAAAGCAAATAAAACACGACAACTCCTGATAATTAAACCGCTATAAAAGCGATTCTTTTATCTTTTGAATATATTGATAAAATTTTAATAAAAAACTAGTGAAAATAAAAAGTCACAACTAGAATTGTGTTTTGAAAATTATTTAGGATAAATTATGAAAATTACATCTAAAATTAGACTTGAAAATTTAAACCTATTAGTCAAAGAAGCTGGGGGTGTAACGCAACTAGCTAAAAGAGCAGGATATAAACAGTCTAGTTACTTATATCAAATCATTAATCGCACACCTGTCCAAAATGGCAAAGCAAAAAATATCGGATCAAACATGGCTTCAAAATTAGAAGAAGCCATGAATAAACCTAAGGGATGGATGGATCAAGAACACCAAAAAAATACAAAATCAAATTCTGTATATCTCGGCGCTCTAGAAATCTGGGGCTATTCTAAACCTTCAGGTGACGTTGAAGTGGAAGTACCGTTTTATAAGGAAATTAGTTTTTCGGCAAGTAATGATTTTGCAGAATACATCAAAGATTACAATATATATAAACTTTGTTTTGCACGTTCTATTTTTGCAAAGCACGGCATTAATCCAGAATCCGTTGTGTCCGTTACAGCAAATGGCAATAGTATGTATCCTGTTATTCCAGATAGCAGTACTATCGGGATCAATACAGATGATAAAGATATTCGAGATGGCAAAATATATGCAATAAATCATAATGGATTACTGCGAATAAATATTTTAAAAAGACGCCCAGGAAACAAATTATTGATCCAAAGTTTTAATTCTTCAGAATATAAGGACGAAGAAGTCAATCGGGAAGAAATACATATAATTGGTAGGGTGTTTTGGTGGTCTGTTTTAACTTAATGCGTAGATCTATTTAAGAATAAATTATAATAAAACTTTCCATGGATATTTATTACAAATAAAATGCCAAGTACACTAAGAGATCGTTTAATAGAATTAATGGCTGAGTGTAGTCTCAGCAAACAAATCGAACTAGCCAATCTTGCTAAGGTTAGCAAAGGATTGGTTAATCAATGGTTTAATGGTGATACAGGGCTTGGTAAAAAACTTTTGGTAGAACAACAAAGAAGACACGATTTTCAGCTCAATGGCTAGCTGATGGAACAGGTCCAAAATATAAGACAAATGACACTGACTCATTAGCTCAAAAATCAAGCACATTGGAAACAGTAAATAGCAATTCTATAATCTTGAAATTATATGATAGGAGTGTTTTTTGCGGTCAAGGAACCATAATTCCAGAATTTCCAGTACTTATTAGGACAGTTGAGATTCCTAACGATTCGATTATAAAGCTATTGGGTACAACAAATTTACAAGGTGTCCAGCTTATGCCTCCTGACGGGGATTTAATGGAACTTACTATACCCAAACGCTCCATAACACTCATTAAAACTGATATAGATAAATTTCAAGATAACGGAGTTTATCTTATAACATTTGATGGTTATACCTATATTAAAAGACTTGCAAGAGGGAAATCGGAGCTAATTAAAATAATATCTGATAATAAACTTTATTCATATACAGATTTTGATATTACACCAGATGAATTAGATCGATTAATAATTCACATTAAATTTTGGAAAGCATTACCTTTAGATTTTTTTGATATATAATTTAAATTAACATTTTATTTTTCAATATTTAAATGATTTCAGCCGTTTTAACGCAGTATTTTTGCATGTAAATACCGACAGCTGTTTACCGGTGTTTTTTGTTTGAAGGACATTTAAATCTCTATAGTATACATTCCAAGCAACCATAATAAACTTGGCAAAAAAACTAATTAATTCTAAATGTTACGCATCTGATCAATTTCTAGGTAAACAATAGATTTTACGATTAACTATAATTCACAATTCTAATATTAGGATTTAAAAATGGATAGACGAGATAAAATATTGTATTTAATAAATAATTCATTCAACGGAAGCCAAGTAAAATTTGCAAAGGCAATTAAAAGATCTCCAGCTCAAGTTAATCAATGGATAACTAATCGCAGGACTGTTGGCGACGCTTTGGCTTTACATATAGAACGAACTTTAAATCTACCATCAGGTTGGTTAGCTAAAGAAGAAGACAATAAAATCAAAATTAATCAATCAAATGCCTTTCATCTAGGAGCACCCAGATATATATATGACGAATCATGCCCATTGGGGAATGATGAGGTTGAAATTCCTTTTTATACGGATAATATTTTAAGCGCAGGTAACGGATTTGTATCAGATATACAAAATTTTAATAATATGAAAATGCGCTTTTCACGAACGATGTTAAATCAAAAAGGTATTGATCTAAAATGTTTAGTATGTATTGTGGCTGATAATGATAGTATGGAACCAGCTATTCCAGATGGAGCAATTGTTGGAATCAATACCAGTCATACTCAGATCAAAGATGGTAAATTATACGCAATTAATCATGGTGGTTTATTATGTATCAAAATCCTAAAAAGACGGCCTGGCAACAAAATTCTGATACAAAGTTATAACTTTAACTCATATCCTGAGGAAGAGGTTGATTCGGGGGCAATTACTGTTATTGGAAAAATATTTTGGTGGTCAGTTTTGTTATAACATAAATTTATGTTTTAAATTGCAAGCAAAGAAAAAAGATTTTATTACATAAATTGCTATTTTATTTTATCTAAATAGCCGAAAACCTAGTCATTTATAGTGTGGAGAACATCAAAGTTCGCACATATTAAATGGCAATACCTTGATAAATATTGCCGCCCCAGTTGATTTTGACGCTCAGTTCTTTAGCAGCCTGTTGCATAGCCTCGTTAATTGCTGCGAATTTCTTCGGGTCGTTATCTTTCATATTGATTGGAAATGGATAAATATCCACTGCGAGCCCTGTTGCGTGCTTACTCGCCAGCGGCTTACTTACCCAAGTCACTTTTTTCTCGTTCGGCCGCGCGTATTTCGGATCAACTCCCTTTTTCACGCATTCATTAGCTGTATGTCCTTTACCGTAATTGATGGAAAACTGTTCCTTACTTCTTTTCCCTTCAATGACGGCAAAATCCTGCTTAGTGATTTCAATAGCTCGCTTAACGACCTTAACCAGATTGACATCAACGTCACGTAAATTGTTTAGAGAACGACTGCCTAGTTTGTACATATCTAACCTTTCATAAATAAAAAAGCAGTCATAACGGCTGCTGTGTATTGACTATTTACATTTATTAATGTATTATTAAATTTATTTCCCCTTTAATACGTTTAAAGCCCTCAATTACTCCTCCGTGTTGAGGGTATTTTTTTGCCATAAAAAAAGCTGCCTACTGGCAGCTTATTCAATTCCCAAAAATTCACTTAGTCCATTTAATATCAAGCTTGCGCTTATTCTCGGCACAATCTTTTAAATACATATTCATTAAAACCTGATACGGTAATCCGGTTTCATCAGCCATATTTTTGAAATAGGTAATACTATCTTCATCAATCCGAATAGTGATTGCTTTCTTTAGCTGTCCTGAATACGGATTGCGTTTTGCTTGACTAAAGAGGCTGAAACAGCGTTAAGCCCTATGCCGGCAATAACCTCCCAGTATTGGGGATTCTGATTAGGGTTGTTGGTGTTCTTATCTGCAACTGAGATAAATACTTTCGTACCATCATCAGCCAGCAATATCGCACCTTTCTGATACCCGCCAAAAGCATCGCAATAGGCTTTATCAAAATAGAACAGATTACCTTTCTGCATATGTACAATAGTGGCAGATAAGGCGTTAAGAATGCCGTTAAAGTCCATACCTTTTGGAGGCAGGCCGCCCGATTCTACCGGCTGCATGGTTACGTTCGGAAAACCGTCGCTCCATGTTGCATCCTCCGGATCTTGTCCGGGCTGCCGTGTGTTCTGAATATTGTTTTTACTGCCGTTAGCCGCAAATGCCTGCGGGATTAATACTGGATTTTTACTCATGCGAATCTTCCTTGGTTAAATGGTTGAAAACCTGTTCCGGAAAAACCAAAAATCCCCGCGGGCGGGGATTCGCGATAATCAATTAAGACGCCGGACGGGCGCGGTAATAATTGCAAGTTATAAATAATATGCCTTTCAAATTTATTGGGTATGAATTCAAAAAAATACCGTCCTTTCATGTGGCCAGTAATTAAAAAATACACGCGCTTCTCCGGAAATATCATGCGCAGGTATTTATTAATATTTGGCGCCGTTGCATGAATAATGTTAGCGGCCGCCTTAATCATAATAAGCAAGCGGAAACGCTCATCCGATAATTTATAAGCAGCAAACCGCGCTCCTGATGCGCTGAACGGCTGGTTATTAAATGGTGTAAAAGCTTGCGGAATGGTTTTAAAGCCGAAAGTATCAATATCATCAGGTGGAATACTGATATTGCGATTCACCCCCACAATCCGCCCCCAGATATCCAGCCCGAAACCCTGTGCAGTTTTTACATTGAAAGCCAGCCGGTAAAAATCATCGATTGATCCGGCAGGGTCTATGCATTCATTCATGCTTTCAATCAGACTGCAGATAACCGGACTGTTTGCATACTGCGACATTAAAGTGTCTTGAATATTTTTCATGATATTTTAATCTGATAAATTGAGGATGTCGGGTATTCATCCACGCCGATTTCAAGCATGTCTGCCCATTTTTTACCGTCCTTACTCACCCGTAGCGACACAATACTTAAATGAGGAATGGCAGCAGCAACCGGACAGATAAATTTAGAAGCGATAACCGGCTGTCCGATTGCAGCCTTTGCGACTCCGGTTGTAAAACCGGTAATAATGGCCGCTTTTACAGCCTCGCTATCCTGATATGACAGCAAATCAGGATCATCAACCATAACCTGAAAAAAAACCGGCACAAAAGCCGGTCGTAAAAATTTTACGGTGTATGTCGGCGGTCTGACGGGGAAATTTTCTGTATCCGCTATCACGCATTCTGTATTGCCATTAAAAGAACAGCCCGAACCGGCTTTGTTCAAAATAGTACGGGCAATGGTTTCATCATCTCCGCCCACTACAGAAACCAGAATACTGTTACGGATAACCGGATAATTCGTGGTGCCAACCTGTATAGTCTCATCTGTCGGGTTGTCGATAACATACACATCTTTAACATCGGCTAAATCAGCCACCGCGCCGTAAGTTGAGGCATTGGTATTTTTACTGTTAATGGCTACTGAATCCCGCCGGCGTTTTTCAAAATCCAGCCGGCTTTCTTCTTCAACACCGGCAACGGCAGCATATGGATTGGTTACCCGATCAAGGCCGGTAATTGCTTTAGGGATACCGGTAATCGTATCGGGTACGGCATTGATATTCCCGGCAGATACACACTGCGCATGCACGCTTACTTTGCCGTCCTGAGCAATGGTTGCTTCGTTAGTTAACTGCCATTTATTACCGTTATCGTCGTTAAATACCGTACCGGCAGGAATAGTTACCCCTGACAGCCCGTTCAGCACCAGCATTACACTGGAATGCGTAGCCTGTTTGCGGGTCATAAAATAGATATAGCCCAGCCCGTCCTGCCAGATACCCTGCGCATAACGCGGGTCAAACTGATTCAGCAGGGTTATCATCTGATTGCGCTCATCGGTAATAATGGCAGCCAGAGAAGTTACTAACTGCCCTTGCGGTGTGTTCATGGCAGTATTCAAGTCCTGCCCGAAAGCATTTCTGAACAACTCCCATAAGCCACTAATTACCTCATCTGCAGACGGTGCAATAATCCCCTTATCAGTAACCTGTAATTGCGGAATGCTCATAAACCAATCACTCCTGTTTTATGATTGCTGTTAGTGAATTTAATCTGTCCGCGGATAATCCGGTCAACGTCAAGCATTAACTCTGCTTGAGCCGTGACAACTCCGGGAACACTCAGCGCGGCATCGTGAAGATGTTTGCGGTATAAAGCCAGCGGATAGCGTCCGTTGCCAAGAATGCGCGTTAAATACGGTATTCCCTCCTGCTGGTTAAAATACATATCTTCTTTCATGGTACGGCAGGCACTGGCAATATCCTGCGCTTGCTGATAGGTGCTTTCAGCAACAGCAATATTGCCATCAGCATCAAGTACCAGATCCCATGTATCAGGCATTAAAAATAATGTTTTCATGAATTGGGCTTCCCTGTATTGCCGTTGCCGGTAGTCACGCCTTTGTGAGTGTGATTTTGCAGACTGACTGAACCGGCTTTAACATCTCCATCAGCACTGATACCGCCGCCACCGGTAAACTGTGCTGTCTGTAAAGCATTAACTGCATAGCTGCCTGTCGTAGTAGTTACCGCTGAAGCTTGCATGCTGATTGTTGGTGCCTCCAGCGTTATACTGGTCGGTGAATGAATCACTATGCCGCTGTCTGAGAAACTAATGTACTGCTGCGGTGTGCCGTTTAAAAATCCGCCGATATACAGCCCGTCATTCCAGTCATGCTGGCGACGGCTGCCGGGTGCGGATTCGGCTTTATTGCGCTTAACTGCGGATATATCGCGCGAAGCAAATGCACATAAACCGATATCGCCTGCGACCGGATCGCAGATAACCGCATTGCTGCCGCCCTGTAAGCGGAAATACGGAACGCTGAATATTCTGCCGGGTGAATAGACATTCCCGGCACCGTCAAGCATCTGCACCAGCGGCTGTACGTTTACTTCACCCACCGGACTGACGCCGGTACCTGAAACCGCCAGTACTTTGACAAGGGTTACGGTCTGAACCCGCGATATCAGATTGGAAATAACCGCGTTAAATTCTGCTGCTCCGCCTAGTGAATGATTGATATTCAGGTTGTCCAGATTTTCATATTCTGCTGATTGCTGCATCTTTGCTGTCTCTCCATGTTGCGGCTATATCACAAAACCAGTTTCCGTCCGGCTGATTGGATTCAAGGCTTTTATGCATGCCGTATATGCGCCATTCACCGTTACATACTTCAATCTGGCTGTCCTGTATCTTGCAGATACCACCGAAACGTAGTAACGGGTCGTACAGGCATTTAAAAGTTACGCCGCGTATATCAGGTACCGGATAGCTGATTAGTCCTGAGGTGGGCGTAATGACCGGAATTTTGATGTTGCGTGAGCCGCCTTTCGGCGCAACTGCAATCAGGTTATTCTCAATGTACATATCAAACTCAAAATCATGTTCAAGCGTTTTAAGCTTATCCAGATTAGAGCCGTTTAAGGTCAAGTTTTTGGTGATTGCAGATACGCCGTTATTCTCAAGCTGATAACCCATACTGTCGCAGATATCCTTGATTGCATCGGCAATATCCACCTCACCTTCTTTTTCATATGGCGGCTGCGGTTTTTTGTACTCCAGAATGGCCGCCTGAGATTCAATAACCAGACAGACATCGGGAGCCACGGAAAAATCCATTGTCGCAAAAGTAATATTGCCCTCAAATTCAGTAATCAGCTGATCACTCTCTTCTCCGACTTCAACTTTTACCCTGTTCATCAGTGCATCAAGCGTATTCCAGTGCACACGGAACAGTTTGGCCATTTTCTCTAATGCCAGCCCGTAGATTCGTATTTGCGCTACCGGCATTACTGAGCCGTAACCGAACATGATGTTGCACATCACACGAAAGCCGGTTGCACTGATCTGGTTATAGTTGCCGGTAAAAACAATCTGCTCACCCTGTTTGTCCTTGTCCCGCAGGGTAACGGTTACTTTTATCTGTTTACGTTTCATCGGTATATACCAAAACAAACCGGCCATTCAGGCCGGTGTAAGTCGGGTTATCGTCGCCATGGGTATCTATGAATACAAGATTTCTGGTTATCGGCGTTCCGTTGAGACAGACGCGGTTTTGTACCTGTACGCCGTCTTTGTCGTTTTCTATGCTGGCAAAAAGCTGCCCGAGCCGCGTAAACAACCGGATATGCCAGCGACTGCCGTTAATCACAAAAGATATATTCTGATTAGGATTAGCATCCAGCGGTATGGTTACTGTTGTCATTTAAACCACCCTTTAATAGCGTTTACTGCCTGATATAGCAAAGATTCCCCGGGTTTTTCGGGCTGTTTTTCTCCGCCGTCGCTTTCTTTTGCATCATCAGGATTTTTTACCTCTTCGGTATCGTATTTCACTACCACTTCACGCACTTCTTCTAGATGGAGATTTACTTTAATCAGTTGTGCACCGTCTGACGCTTCACGCGCAGTGTCGTAACCAACAATACAGGCGTTGGTATAAACATATTCAGGTGTAATGATGTAAAACAGCAGTGTACTGGCCGCCAGTGTTTCAATCTGTCCGAGAAACACGCCGCGCATTAAAGTGCCTCCTGAGCCTTTGGTAAGCTGTACAGTGGCTTTATACGGATTAGCGACTTTGTTGTAACAGGCGAATGAGCCTTTTTCAACCGGTGCCTGTGCTATTTTGGCGGAATTACTGTATTTGAGAGAGGTAACGTTATCAGCCAGCAGAATAGGTATTCCATACTCGTTAAATACACCCCAGTAATTACCGAAAACGGCATTTATCAATGCCGCACCGCCCAGACTGATCAGGGCATTAGTACCGGCAACATTCAAGCCTTTAAAGTTTGGTATGTTAGGAATACCGTCAATTGGTAGCATACAACCTCCAATAAAAAAGCCGCCTTATGGCAGCTTGTATAACTTTAAAATAACTACTATTTATTCCACTGAATATCTGGCTTGCGCTTATTAACAGCACAATCCTTTAAGAATAAGTTAATCAACGATTGATAAGGTAATCCTGTTTCTTCCGCCAGCGCTTTAAAATAGCTGATACATTCTTCATCTATTCGAATCGTAATTGTCTTCTTTAATTGGCTAGCATAAGGATTTGGCTTAGCATTACTAAAATCGTATTCTTTTTTCATAAATATTCCTCATACTGTTTGCGCTCGTGTTTAGTAGCAGCTCGTGCAGAAATAATGCGAATACTATCACCACGTTCACAATGAACCACTACAAGAACACGTTGGTTTTCGCTCATTCCTAATAATACAAAGCGGTCTTCACTTTCTGAGTGTTCAGGGTCGGAAATGATTAAGCCGTATTCATCCCAAAACACGGTAACAGCTTCTTCAAAAGAAATACCATGTTTTTTTAGATTGAGCTTAGCTTTTTCATTATTCCATTCAAATCCATCAATCACTTTCTCTCCGTTTGCTATTTGTAAATATATTATATTTACTTCAATAGTACTTAGCAATACTCTTTATAAAAGCCAGCACATATGTGCCGGCTTGAATCTGTTACATAATCAAATAATTAGCTTATTAATCGCACCTGTATTCAAACATATATAGCCTTTTAAACTCTTAACCTCGGCTATCTGATTATTCCTGACAACTAATAACCAGCGTCCATTTTGATTAATGTTAGGTAATACAGGCAGGTTATCGATTGGATTAACGACACCGCCTAAAAGTTCAATCGCCTCATCAAAATCTTTGGCTAAAATATCCTGATATCTATATACATTAAATCTAGTATAGAGTTTTTTATACACGGAATGAAATGTATTAGCGGTTTCGGCAACATTATCAAGTACAGCTTGTCTAATCAAATATTGCTGCCGTTTATTCAATGTTGGATAGCGACCGTCCGGTTTACTGTTCTGGTTGCTGGTGGCTATATTTTGCGTTTCAGCAAATCTTTCACGTTCACATTGAATAAAATATTTTCGTACCTGACGACCTACTTCTGTCTTCTCAACCATCGCCAGCTCTTTAGCCATGTCTAAAATTAGATGGTATTCAATTTTGTTTTGTCCGCCTCGTTTAGAATTATTCCCATTAGATGAGTTACTTAGTTCGCTCACCAAAATTGGTGAGCGAATAAAATCCACTCCATCTACAAAGCCATACTCCACAATTCTTCCCTTAATCCAACTTGAAAAGTCTCGACCAACCTGCAAAGCTTTATGCAAATCACGTGCATTACAAAGAAGTTCGGTTTGGGTGTTAAAACTGCCAGAAAAGACAGGGACTAAAAAAGAAGTGTTCATGATAGATTCCTTACAATTTTACGAAATGCCATATAGGCGGCCGAGAGGTTCGTAGGCCTTGTAAGTTGGCTGGAATTATTCCCCTTGCGGGTATTGTATTCTTCACCCTCTCGGCCATAAAAGGAATCATCTAAATTGGATTAGTAGACAATAAATTTTAGGCACAAAAAAATCACACTAACGGGGGTGATACCGCTTACTATAAGGCTACGACACCTCGAATTCAATATTGCCAAGTCTCAACCAGTTTGTCAATTAGTACTTCTATCCTCACTATGAATAATTTTGATTTCCCAGTTTTGGGATATCAAAATATTTCAATCAATTATCTGATTGCGCTGATAATCTCAGGCAACCTCCACGCAATTATAATCATCAGAATAATTAACGCAGCCGTCCACATGGTTTTGCGTAATTCTTTGGGTGTGAAATTAATAGCTTCCATATGCACTCCTAGAAACTTAAATGTAAATCGTTTATCATTAGCCATGTTGTTCAAGCGCTCTTTGAATAACAAAGCCCGCAAAGAGTACGAATCTTTGCGGGCATTTTTTTTGCTATAAAAAACCACTCCGAAGAGTGGTTGATTGCGTAACAGAATCAAGATTAAAGTTTATATCCCTCAAGCTCTTTGGTTTTAGCTTTTATCAGCTTTATTCTACAGTTGAACCTGTTAATTTCTGTCTGTACCTCCGTATCAGCCGGCTTTTCCGAATCGCACTCATTATCCGCACTCTTAGTCCAACTTTTAAAATTTGAGCTTAACTGATCTCTAATTGATTCTGGTATAGCGTCCCATGTTGTTTGTAGTGTTTTTAATGAATCATCTGCTTCTTGCTTTAATTTCTGTAGCTTTGCTTCTTTTACGTTGACATAAACTTGATCCTGCTGTGCTTGAAGTTCAGAAATACGGCTACGCGTCAATTCAGTCTCACAGTTTAAATACTCAATTTGATTCTGCTCTGGCGTAGGGTATTGGTTTGACTGGCACTGCTTTTTCTTTTGTTGATTCCATGCAAGCTGTTGAGGCTTTAAATGGTTGCGCACATCAACGTCCATATTTGTCCATAAGGTATTTATCTCGTCATTTGCTGCTGCATTCTCCTGTTTTGCACTTTGTAATGATGCTTGTATATTTTCCTGAGTATCCTCTTGGCTATCTGTATTGGTAACAGTTTGAGCTGCCGGCTCTATTGCGGGCGTACTTGCTGCTGTCTTTTCTTCGCCATAGCATGCTTTCAGAATTACGCTAATTACAACCAAGAAACCAATCGTTGCCAAGATACTTTTTAAACAGCCACCATTTTTAGCTACAGCAGTCGCGCTAGATGATGCAGCCGCAGATGCACTTTGATTAATGATAATCTGCGGCTTTGCCTCAGTTGGCTTTGTTTGAACTGGATCACCATACCCATTATGGGAAGATGTATTACGGGCTTGGTTTAGTAATAAAGCTTTGTGTTCTTCATACTCTTCCTGAGTTATTGCCCCTTTTTCCAGTAATTCATACAAGCGTGTAAGTTCATTTGTTAATGATGGTTTAGACATAAAAAATCCTTATGCAGTATCAAAGTTTTTATCTAAGTTACTACAAACAAATCAAGATGAACAAAATCTCAAACATGATATACCGGATAAAACAGATTTCTTCATGTTCTTCTAATTCCAAGCTGATTAAACATATAGTTTTGTACTTCTTTGACTACTGCTGCAGTAGATTTCGTAATGGTGCTTATACTATTTCCCTAACTGAACTTTATTTATCGTGCATAATACTTTAGTTGTATGATGTGCCGTAAAAGAATGGAACAAATCAGAGCAACGAATAGTAGCTGGTTTACCATTTGCACGCTTTAGCTGTTCGTATAATTTATCTTGCACTCCAGCAGAAAGCTGTATAAGGCTGACGTTTTTTTCTGTTTCGGTCGTGTCATCCTTAGGATCAGCCTTTACATTAATAGGAGTATTAAGAAGTATTGCCGGCTGTTTTTCACCTTTAAAGGCTGGGCTCGGGTGCGCGCTTTTCAAAATGACAATTTTACCTTTAAGCGTTACCGGTTGATTATATGTTAATGAAGCCGCAATGGAAAACCCTGCAATTTGTAACATTAAAACAAAAGCAATCAATTTCTTAATCATGTCATCGATACCCCAAGCTGATTAAACATATAGTTATGAGTTTCTTTCATCGCTGCTACAGTATTTCCACTAACAGTATTTGATGAAGTTTTAACATTCATATTCGGTATATTAACATTAACATATCTTCTGTTGTCATTTTTAACAACATTATTACTTGCTTGTAATTGTTGACTTTGTTTTGCCATTGTCTGAGCTTTTTCAGCATTTTGAGAGATTCTCGCTTGACTATTTGTATTAAGTATTTTAGAAATACCATTAGCAGTTTTTACTCCTGAATTTACATAATTAGGGTCTGTTGCATAACCTGCATTTTTTAATCTTGAAAAAAATTCATTAGAGCTTTTTGAACCAATTACATTTTTATATCTCCTCTGTTTAACGACTTTAATATAATCATCCGCAAAATCTTCAACAGAGGCATATACACGATAAGGATCATTTGATTTTTCACGCTTATCATATGCCCTGACCGTTTTACCTTTCCACCCTCCAAGTGCCTTAATGTTGCCTAAATTATTTGTACCTGGAATTACTTTTCTACCCCAATCTGTTTCTAAAGCAAATTGAGCCAATACTGCTTCAATGGGTACATTAAGCTCCTTACTAATACGCTTTGCAGCTCCCCAATATTTTTGTATAAAAACTTCTTTTTTACCTTTTCCGTCCAGAATAACTCTGTCTTTATCTTTAGAAGTTTTTTTCCTTGTTGTGCTATTAGCCTCTACAGGCTTCTGAATCCCGTTCTGTTCAAAGTAATCCTTACCGCCATGAAACAGCCGGTACATACTTTCACCGATGAAATCTGCTACATTTTCTTTCTTTTCGCCCATTGCATCGGCAATTATGCCTGTTGCAATATCAGAATAATTGTCAATCATCTGTTTGGCTTGCTTAGCTGCGCCGGTAAAATCGCCGCGCACCAGTTTACCCAGAATTTCAGCATAACCTTTCAGGGTAGGAATGGTGTTATTTTTTACGGCATCAACCAGATTACCAAATGCAGCGCGTAAAGTATCAACAGACATTTTGCTGTCTTTAATACCGGCACTGAATGCGCCCCAGTCAAACAGAGATTTACCGCCCTTAGCCCAAGTGTCGTAATCGTCGTACAGAAGTACAAAAGCACCTGCCAGAGCAGTTACCGCAGCAATAACCGGATTAATCGCGATTCCAAGAGCACCCATAAGGCGAATTAACGGTGTAAACGGAGCAATAAACGCCAACAGTGCACGTCCGGCACTAAGCAAGGTAGGAATCAGCAGCATACCGATTACGATGGCTGCGGTCTGGAATACTGCTTTAACAACCTTTTCATGCCGTTGCAGAAACTCAAAGAAGCTGTTTACTACCTTAATCAGAGTAAGCAGTATTGGTGTTAATGCGTCACCCACCAATTGCTTCATGCTTTGCCAGTGTGCGCTCAATATCGCTTGCTGTTTGGTTAATTCGCGACTACGGGCAATGGCTTTCCCGTCTGAGTGATACATTTTTTTCTGAATATCCAGAATTTCCTGTAACTCTTTGCGACCCTGAACCAGCGTATTAAAAGTGCCATCATCCAGCCCCATCTGTTTAGCTAGGGTGTAAGCCTGATCGCGTGGCATCTTGGAAAATGCGTCCGCCAAATCCAGCATAACGCTATTCATATCCCGCACTTTGCCATAGCTATCCACCATTGATACACCAAGGGCATTAAAGTATGGCAACATGCTGGCGTCACCAAACATTGCCAGCCCGTTCATAGCCTGTTTAATACCGGTTAAAGAGGCTGTCATACCCTCTACTGTGCCCCCACCAGTCTTGGCAGCATTCTGCCATGACTGTAGGCTGGTGGCGTTAATGCGCAGATTGGTTGATAAGTTAGTTAGCTGCATATTTGCTTTAGCAGCATCATTAGCCAGCTTTAACAGGCCTGTGTTACCAAGTAAAACGGCGGTGAATTTGCCAATGATCTTAATACCGTTCTGGACGCTTTTAATAAGTTTAGCAACCTCATCCTCTGCTTTAACCGCTTCTGTATAAGGCTTCTTCATGAGTTGCTGAATGCCATTGCGTCCCTGCATCATCAGATTGGCCGTACCGTCATCCATCCCCAGTTGTTTGGCTACTTGATAAGCATGTGGTCTATTAAGCTTTCTCAAGTTTTCTGACAGTTCAAAAACAACTTTATTTAAATCACGTGCCTTACCATTAGTATCAACTAAGTCGACGCCGAGGCTTTCCAGTATTGCATTTTTCTTGCCGGTCGCTTGCTGCTTAACTGTTAATTCATTGAGCTTTTCAAACAGGCCGACAATTCCTTTGCCATCACCACCGGCATTCTTAGCAGCATTCTGCCACTTGGTCAATGCGTCCTGCGATAACCCTAGATTAGCCGCCAGGCTTTTTGCAGCATCTTCGGCATCAACGACGTCATTCACCCATTTTTCTAACCCCGTTGCACGCAAAAGGGTGGTTTCAAACAGATTAAAGCGATTAGCGGCCTTTTCTGTTTCTTCTCCTAGTTTTTTCTGAGCTTTTTCGGTCTCTTTGGACGCTTTTTCGGTGTCGGTTAAGGACTTTTCAAGCTGCTTATTTGTCTTAACCGCTTTATCTGCCTGCGCAGTGTATTTAGATGCATCAAGCCCCAGCTCGACAAGCATTTGTTCAACTATATTCGTTGTCATACTTATTCACCAACATTTTGTTATGTTCAGAAACCTGATAAACCTCAAGAATATTCAGCACATCCTCAAGCCCCAGCACACTATCAAGCTCAACGTAAGAAGCCAGTCCGGCTGTAATAACCTGACTGGCTAAAGAAGAGACATTCACTGTTTGTGCAAGTGCGCCTTCACGGAAAGGCAATCCCGCCGTTAGCTCATATCTGGGGAATTGCCGTCCGTTAAAAAATCGATATGCACCAGTAAAGCCGCTTTGCGCAACTCAAACAATGTTTTTAAATCCTCAATGTCACTTTCTATGTCCAGACTGCGCGCTAGTCCGCCAGATGGCACTATCTTCACGCAGGTAAGTAGTTCATCCAGTAATTCACCGCCTATCTGCGGGTCTATCCTGCTGATAACACTAATGGCCAGTTTTGCCATTTCCAGCATGCCGCCGTTCGGATTGATACCCGCTGTATCAATGCCGCTTCCGGCAAGGGCAAACAGAGCGCGTTGTGCCCATTTATCCGCCTGCATAATCGGCATTTCGGTGATCAGAAAGGTTTTACCTTTATCGCGACCAGTATCTATGTTGATTGTTCTTGTTTTACGTGCCATCAGTTAGTCTCCTCTGCGCCATTCAGAACTAATCTGAATGTGTACTGGCTGCCTGCCAGTAATTTCTGACCGGAAGCCCCGCCGGTTAATTTAACCAGTGCACCAGTAGCACTGTAGCGTTTTTTTACAGACGGGATTTCAACCACAATATCAATCGGGCGTGTTTCCATATTGGCATTAAAGTCTTTGCGAATATTCTCCATGTGCTCGATTGACGGGCTGTTTGCTTCTAAATGCAGCGTCCATTCCACTTCGTGCGGCGTATAGCCCATTGACTGTTTCCCATCCACTCCCATGCGGGTTTCTGCGATATTGGCATCACCAAAGCCCCATGCGTTATCCGCCTGAAAGCCTTGCATCGTAATATAGTTGTCGTAAACACCTGCGCAGCGCACCATAAGTACGGAATTGGCTGATGTAATCGTTAGCGGGTTATGTCCCATTGGCATGATTTAATCTCCTAAAGCTTCAAAAGCTGTAACTGGTATATATAAGACTTGGTAAGCCCAAAAATGGGCGCACGCAAAACGTGCTTATGCTGTTTGTTTAAAAAGGTCGAGCTGATTAATTGCAACCAGTTGCATTTCAAGCTGCCGTTTTTCTAATTTGCGCTGATTTAAGGCTTTACCTGCTGCGCTGCCGCGTGCCGCAGATTCAGCCTGCTGCTTTTTTAGCAGTTCCATTTCCTGCAAAATTTTTTCACGATTGGCTATGCCGGTAGTCCAGTACTGCCATAATGCATCATCACATTCATTCTGATAGCGGATAATGGTTTGCCTTTTATGTGAGGCTACTTTGTCTGGGTTAATGGTCATCAGCCAGCCAAAAAGTTTTCTTAATGGCAGACATAACATTTTGTAGTTTTTACCGTCTTTCCCAGTTGTTATGATCTCCATAACGACTGATTTAAATCTTTGTTTTATCTTTACAAATTGACCATTCCAACTCAGTCCCATGCCATCAACAACCGTACGCATAGCCACATAAGGCTCGCCATCGTGGTTAATAACCATTATTTCTGAACCTAAAAAATTAACGTTTAAATATTCCATATTTAACTCCGAATGAATAAATAAAAACCCGTACATCTGTACGGGTTTTCAGGGTGGTTTCAGGGTTGTTCCCTTATTTGATTTCAGTGTTATTGCACCGCGATAGAAGCCAGATTCACAGTATGAACACTGCCGCCGTCTGCATACCAGAGCTTTAACGGTAATGATTCGCGCTGACCGCGTACCTGTGCTGAAGCTTTATTTATCAGCAGGCAGTAACCGGCTGTTTCAATTTGCCGGGCCGCGTCAAAACCAGCCTCATAATTAATCTGGGATTTCTGCGCTTCGGAAAGGTTTACTCCGCGCTGAATGCCGCCAAAATTCAGCATTTCATTAATCGGGTCTTGTGCGGCTGCGCGATGAATAGCAATGCCTTCCTCGTTATACGGGATAGCTTTATAGCTGATAAGCATATTCATAAACGCCAGTTGCAGCTGAGCGTTGAAATACACCTGATTCAGGTAAGTATCCACTCAGGCAAAATCTCCGCTTACTCTGGTATTTCTGAAAAAGATAAACCGCTCATTCGCTGTTGCCCACGCGCCATAATAGGCGTAGCCGTTGCTTTCCAGTGCCGTGGCATCTTTAAGTGCGGTGACAGAGGCGGCGATACCACTTTGCCGCTTGAATTCCATAGTCGAGCGACCGTTTAATTCCCTAAAATTAATGGAGGCTGCATAACCGCAGGCCAGCCCTGCCTGTTCGAGTGTGCCGTAAATCGCTGTTGTTCCGGATATGGCATTTTCTTTCAGCCATGAAGCAAAGCAGTTGGTGTTATTGGCAATCAGGGCAGTTGGCTCCTGCGCATAATAAACAAACCAGTACCGGCTATTCTGTTTACTGTTCCACTTAGCCAGTGCTTTCAGAACATCCTGAGTAAATGCATCGCCGATGGTAGTAATAACAGCATAATTCAGGGTATAGCCTGATACACGCTCCATTACAGAATCCGGACTGTCTGCCTTAGTGGCATTATCAGCAATCGCCCCGGTATTTTCAGTTAAGCAGAGGGCTTCTGCTGCTGTTCCGCTGGCAAAGGAAATAGCCGAACCTGCACCGGCAGACGGCGAGCTGATAATAAATGCCTGTAACTGCGTATCAAAGACAACATCGTTAGTTAAAGCCTCTTTGATTTTTATCGCGGCATCACTAAAGCTTTTGGCTTTGCTCAAATCGATTGTTGCAGTGATTACCGTGCCGTCTATGGTTAGGGTTAGATCCCCTTTGATGGCTTGCAGTTCATTCAACTGCAATGATTTGACACTGGCACCAATCAGCCGAGCATTAATATCTGTCTGATTGTATCGGGCGATAAACAGGGTTGCGGGCTTGATAGTTGAACCGACATAACCATCAAAATAACACTGAGCAAACTTATACTGTTCACTGTTATAACCGTATACAGCACCCACATCGGCGGCACTGGCATACTGATTTATCGGATACACACTGCTGTCTGACAGTACGACGGTATTTAAGTCCAGCGCATCACCGCCTGTACCGATTACCGCCGGATTGACGGTAACAATATTACTTGCAGGAATTGAAGGTAACATAATATTTCCTATAGGTTTTTCAAAGTTATAACCGGCATGTCCAGATAAGTCTGTTCATGCGAAAATTCAGGGTTGTATTGCAAAAGCAGCTCGACCATCCAGCGTTGCTCATAGCGTGACTGCTCATTGATAAACGTCATCTGTACAGGGTCTTTGCAGTAAAGCGGCTGGCAGGAGATAAGCCGTGCCGTGGAGTAGTGGCTTTTCCAGAGATTGCACAACTTGCGCGCTTTATCGCCTGAATCAGCACCATAAAAATCAATCTGCATGGTTATCTCAACTGACTGCTGTACAAAGGTCTGATTGTCTGCCGGCTCGTAATAATGCGCGGAGACATCCAGTGCCTGCTCAAACAGAATTGACATAACAATCGCCTGATCAGGTAAAGGTGCATCATTCTGGTAACCCTGTATGACTGATTCAGGCGGGCATAAAAAAAGCCCGAGCAGATATGCGCGGACTTCTGTGTAAATCTGTTTATGCGTTACTGTCGCCATAGCAGCACCTTGCACCATGCCGGAAAGGATTCCAGCACCTGTTTAACCATCCATTCTGAGGTCTCGTTTTCGCCGTATGCGGTAAAAATTACCCGTTCCGCACCTTTGCCCTGTGAGCGGCGGATTGCAGCTATCTGACCGGTTAGATAGGCATAGATAAACTGCCCTTGCTGGTTAATCAGGTTAAGGTGCTCGAGATCGGCGGAGGAAATGCTTTGCAACTGAATAGTTATAGGCTTTTCCTCAAAGCATGGCGCAACGGTACCGGATTCATCTACTGCTGAGCCGGAATTGATTTTTAATACTGCCTCCTGATTGGGATTAACCCCGGCAATAATGCTGTTAGCCATTCCTCTAAGATTCATCATTATCTGATACCTCTACACCGATAGATCTGGACATCTGCATGGTGTCACGCAATGACGCGTCTTTGCCTTTTCTGGCGATAGTCGCTTTTGAGTTAGGCGGGTCTGTCCATGTCATGATTGATTCAACCAGATTGCCTTTCATTGCCTTGCCAACCATTTCCAGCCCTTTAGCCGCGCCATGCTGGCTGACCAGACCCGGTAAAGCCTTTATCCATTCGCCCTTATGTGTCCGTACTGTTTTACGAAAGAATGAGCGCGCCGGAATGTTGATTGTGTGCGCCGGTACGGTATGAGTAGTGGCAAAATTGGCTTTAGACTGTTTAACAAAACGACCGTTAAGCCGGAAATCCCCGGTTTTCTCACTAACCAGCCGGTAAACGGTTACCTGATGTTCCGGAACCTGAATCTGTGCGCCGTATTCATTCCAATAAGCAACTTGCGCAACATGTAAAGGCTCTTTATCTGCTTGTGCATAGGTTGCACTCTCAAAAATACCTGCCCGCACCTTTTTGTTTTTGCCGGCTGCATATTTTTTCAGTGCATCCGATAAATCACCGATTTTTTTCATACTAACGCCTAACCGGCATAGGAAACTTGCCGAGCACATAAAAGAATGAGCGGTATTGTTTGATCAATGCCCAGTAACGCGCTCCGTATGGTGTCTGCTGGTACCATTTTTCTGAATGGGTAGTCTGTCCGTTATCCAGTGATACAGACACACTGCCCTCAGAAGCACTAGCAACACGACCGACTGCCTCGTTACCGCTGTCGATACGCTGCTGTAAGGTAGCAATATGCGCTACCAGCAGAAACAGCAGCAATTCACGCTCATCAAGATTTTTAATAATGCTTTTATCGGTGTTATTGCACTGCATGCAGGCTTCAACAAAAAACATACTAAGCTGATCATCAGTTGCGCTAATTTTCGGGTACAGTTTCCGGAACTTTAAGAGGTTAAACTGAACAATACCGCTCATATTTGCACCTTATTCCAGCTCGTTGTTTTTGGGTGGCGAAATAGGCTCTGTGCTGGATTTAGTTTTGCGTTTCTCTTTAGCTTCTGCCGTAGTGTCTTTGGTGTTGCTGTGCGCAAAAATCAGTCCGTTCTTAGTAATATCGCGATCCTTATTTTTGGCCAGCCATGCCTGCCAGAAATCCGCCGGCACATTTTCGGTAATACCATGCCCGCCAATAACATTAGATGTATTAAACCCGTTAATCTTTACGGTTTTATCATCAACCTGTAAAAGCAAGCCATTGGCTATCTTGCACCCGATAATAACTGTGTCATTCGACATATGAACTCCTAAAATAAAAACCACCCCTGAGAGTGGTCGTCTTTATATAAAAATTAAGAAGCCAGCATGCTTGCAATAAACAGCGGCCGGTAAATAATAGCCCCCAGTGTTCCCTGTGACCGCTTCTGCTCATAGCCAGATGACATCTGAATCAGCGGGTGTACACGCATTTTTTCGGTAAATCCCAGTTCTACTGTTGGCTGCCCTTCGTACTCGTCTACAATTAACTGAACTAATTCGCCAGCTTCGGTTTTATATTCCGGTATTGTGACTATTTTCAGATTCGGGAAATTTTTATTAACCTGATCGGTCACGTTTACATTGTAGGTATTGGTTTTCGTTAATTGTACAGATGCATTTGGAGACAACAGCATAGTCATTGGTGTTTCAAGATCAACCAAACCGTCCGTTTGTTTTATGAGTTGAGCGAAAAGCCGCTGGATTGAATCATAAACCTCTTGTCCGTCCATGCTCTCCCATGATGAATCAACTATTGACGGCAATAGTCGCGGATCATTTATCAAGCCGTAATTCTGCAAGCCTTCAATTCCGCGGAGATAGCTCTTGTTCTGGAATTTATTTAAAGTTAGAGCAGCCGCAATCTGCTTACGGCTTGCCCAATCCAGTCCGGCAGCACCAGCTATTGCTAATTCCCGTTCACCAATACGAATAAATGTCTGGTAGTGATAAGGCTGACGAGACGGATAGTTAACATTCGCATCACTTAGCCCGTTGTTATTGAAATCACCATAGGACGAAGTCTCACCAGTGCTTTCCAGTACCTGAAATGTCACTGTTGTCGAGGTAAAGTCACCTTTTTTACATTCAGCGAATGCTTTTGCCGTTTTCATTGGTGTTACCAATACCTCAATAACCTTTGGATCAACATAAGTTGTAAACAAAGCGGGAATACCGGCATTTGGCGAAGTTTGCAGGTTGCTGGCACTATCCATAGCCAGCGCCATTCGACTTTTATCGGTTAGCTCTACGGGAGCCTTACCCGTTGCAAATACAATCCCTGCACGTTGATTTAAAGTATTAAAATTTAATTCCATTTTAAACCCTTTTAATGTTTTGAAATCTTGGCTAATGCACCAGCTTCTGCTTTGCTGGCTACAATAAAGCCTGTTTCTTCGTAATCGGCAGGCGCTGTATCGGCAGCAACAACACTGCCATTAGCTGTATTGGCAAAAACTTTCTGTCCGATATTTGCGCCACCAGCGAAACGAGCCCAAAAATCGCCGCCATCATATAGCGTTACGATAAAACCTTTTGGAATGGTTAAACTGGATTCAGCCAGATATTCATTAAGGAGTGCGGTATTGTCTCGGCGCACAAACCCGATTAACCCATTGGCAACTTTGGTATTAGTAGCCAATCCTGTTTCAGGATCGAACCATGCAAAGCTGCCAACAATTACGCCTTTATCACCGGCTTTGATTTGCCCTTCACCTGCAAGTACAGAGTAATAGGGATTGGTGGAGGCAAAATCACCCTCAACACCAACCGGCAGATCATTATTTAAATGTGTTTGAAATCCCATTTTTAATCCTTTATTTAAAACGTTCTGTAAGCTTATCCGCAGGTGCCAACATGCTATCCATCGCTACAGTGGGTTTGGGTGTCTCCGTAATCAGCATTCCAACCATTGCCTTGTATGCGCTAGGGTGCACGCCATTAATATTTATGCCTTTTTGCTGTAAGGCATATTTGTAAACCGCCTCAGCACTGTCCATAGCCACAACACCAACCAGCGGCTTGACCTGTTCGCGTGCTTCAAACAGCGCAGTAACATCCTTTACCGCTGCGGCACGGATTGAATCAGCATCCATAGCCGGCTTGGATTTTTCTGTATCGTCCGGCTCTTCGTCTTCTGCCTTTTCTTCTTTGTTATCAGATTCCTCATCTTCAGCGGTTTTTTCTGTTTCATCTTCGTCTTCCGCTTCTTTTACCGGCTCTTCTGTGTCACTGGCAGCGGGTACCAGCATATTGTCTGCAACCGTTTTAATCACTCCCTCGACAACATCCGGCGTAATATCGCCATCCATGCCCATAATAGGCTTTAGCACTTCTGCTACAGCCTTAACTGCACCTTGTTTCAGCTTCATTGAATTCTCCATAAGTCCGATTGGTAAACCATCTGCAATAACTGCATCTCTTCCTATCCGTCCGCGTTCAACCATGGCGACATGATTGCCGTGGATATTCCTCATAATTCCGTCATATTTCTGTCCCTCAAATTCGCCCGAAGTCATATCTGCGGTGTAGGCATACCCGGCAGACAGTTCGTTCAGCTTTTCGTTTTCAATCAGTGCAATGGCTTCTTTGTCAAAAATACGCAAGCTGGCATAAACATCGTTACCCTCTAGCTGCGGGTTAATTACTGTTCCAACCGTAATATCGTTATGCGGCTCTTCTGCGCTGACCGGCGTATGCCTGAGCAGCAATTGCACCCCGTTAAAAGAAAGGAGAGCTTTTTCAAGCTCTCCCTTGTCACGCAGCAGGTAATAGATTTTGTCCGGTTGCAGTTGCAGCCTTTCGTAATCCGGTATTTCCCGCCCGAAATACGGATTAACGGCAGCCTTACTGATAATTGTTCGTTCAACCAGTAAATGTCCGTTACCATCATAAGAACGCATGGATTTATCCATGGCCAGAGTTTTTTCGGTCATTGTCCTATCCCGTCTATAATGCTTTTACTGCCGCAGCGGCAATTAATCAGCATGCCCGGCTGTACCCATTCGCCGTCAAGATACATTCCTTTACTCACCTCAAATACTTTACCGTTTGCCTGTAAATGTGATTGCCGTGGCTTTTTGCTGCGGTGTGAATGCAACCAGATTGCTTTGGTAATACCCAGCTCCTGCCGTTTGGCACATTCAATTACCGCATGCGCCTTTGCTCCCTGATCCCTTGCAATCAGTTCAGCACGGCGTTTACTGATGTCATAATTTTTTTCAAGTTCTGTCGCCAGTCCTGAAAGGTCATAACCGCTGGTAACGCACTGCCATACCTGCTTCTGTACCCGTTCCAGATACTGTGAAGCAATGGATTTAATTTCCCCGACATTAGTTTCAATTGTCGCCTGTAACGCTTCACGCTGATATGGTGTTATCTGAAACCGGACAGTAAAACCGGCTTTACGCATGTGTGTTTTTAACAGGCTTTCGTAGTTGGTTACGGTTTTGCTGACAAATGCATCAGCAATTTCCGGCGCCAGCCTGTCCAGCCTGTCTGACCATTTAGACGCCAGGTAATCAACTATGTGGGCAACCCAGTCGACTATGCCGTCCATAGCCATCCGAGCCTTTTCCTGAGCGGCACGTTTGCGAAATTCTGTCACCAGCACCTGATTCACTTCATCGGAAATCTGATTAAGCAGTTTAATAAGTGCTTTGCGGTAGCTGTTTTCTATACCGGCATTAGGCCATAGTGCCGGCAGTGTTGTCGGCTTCTTCCTGATTATTGCCATGATTAAAATCCCACTGCGGCTGTTCCGGTACATCTTCCACATCAATACCTGAGTAATCGCCGCTTTCATCTTTAGCCAGACGCGCGCGTACTTCTTCCTGAGAAAGCACACCGGCGTTAATCAGCGCATTGTCTCTTTCCGCCTTAACTTTATCGGTGTTGGCTTCCTGCTCTTTATTCAACTGCTCCAGCGGTTTAAATACAAAGACAATCTGCGGGTCTATCTCCCCGAACAGATCAAGCTGAATCAGTTTGATAATGGCAGTAAGCTGCGGCAGTAAATGCGCCTCCTGCATGCCGGAAATGTACTCGTGATAAACCTGAATCTCACCATCACTGCTGGCATTTAATCCGCTTGGTGTAATCCCCAGTAATTTAACTAGCGGTGTACGGCTTGGTGCGGCCATTTGTTCCTGTGATTTTTGCAGCAGGTTATCCAGCGTGGATAGCGGTGTGTTGAATTGGAAAAACTCTTCATTATCGTTATCTAGCAGCATCAAATTCTGATTGCCGCGTAATTGCGAAAACAGTTTGGAGCGCAGCAGTAACTGAGTAACACCATCATCACCGCCGGCTAGAATATTGCTCATATCGGTTTTAATGCCGGTGAGTGAAAACGAATGAATCAGCTCAGACACGCTGTCGACTGTGCGTTGCCACCTTTCCACATACGGCTGCATAAGCTGCAACATGGATATACCACTGAAGTTATATGCAGGTTTAAGCATATCCGTCACCGGACGCATAACCAGTGTTAGCAAACGGTCTGCATGTACCTCTTCGCCCATAACAAACCATTTTGACGGCTTAAAGAAATCCGCAGCAGTCGCATCACTGGCGTTGTAAAAGCTTGGTGTGGTCCAGATCGGTTCAATCAGTTTAAGCCCTTTAAGGCAGCCTTTACCCAGTACCGCCTTATCAATCAGCAGCGGTATGTCTTTTTGGTTTTCATGCCCTTTGATATTAATGAATATTTGCGAACGCCCGAAAATCATTTCATTTTCAATATGGTGGCGCATCAGCTCACGAATATTCAGCGCATCCATACGCGCTTCAATGCTTTTGATTTTGTCGCGGTAGTCTTTATCATTGCTGTCATTGGCAACTTTGACTTCGCCCCATGTGCGGGTCATTTCCTGCGCTGTGGCTTCATAAACGCAGCGGTAATCCGTAGACTGTGACATGCTGGCCAGTGCCTGATACCCGATAAAGCATGGATAAAAGTGAGGCACATTAATATCAAAAGCATATGAAGACGTGAGACTGTCCTGAGCAATAGCCGGCATTCTGCCTTTCGGTACCACACCAGCAGGAATATCAGGCATTTGGTAGCCTTGTGGCGCAGTATCCGCTGATTGCATTTCTTGCATAAAGGCAATTGCCCGCTCATTGGCCATACTTTGCTTATGCTTGGCTTCCAGCTCAAGCTTTTTAAGCCGGTTAGCCTCTTCCTGCGCAGCCAGCTCACGCTCTCTCAGTTTGTTGCGTTTCAAGAATTTCATCATAAATTATTCAGACTGTTAGGATTGATATTTAAACCAACGGATACCGGAGCAAAAGCCATAATTAAGGCATCAGCACGGTTAGGTGACGGAATGCCGCGCTTTTTCATATCCTTTTTACTTTCCACCCGTACCCGCCCGTTATCGTCATACGCTACCTGCGGCCGGCTTAATTCAGCCTTGAGATATTCAATATCCCTGATACTTCCATCCAGACTGATCAGCTCATCCGCAGGGTAGTTATCGCCTTTCTCAACTGCACGCCACGTCTTGTAAAACCGGTCACGCACATGCCACCAAGCCTGCGCTTTGATATTGGCAAACATATCTTTGTTCTTTTTAGCCGGCATATACGGCAATTCAGGCTTATAAACCTTGCCGCCGGCATTAAATCCTACGGTCTGAATGCGGCCTTTTTTACGCGCAAACTGAGCCTTGACACCAGCACCCACACCAATACTGTCATATATAACCTTATCAATATTGGCTTCGAGTGCATCCTGATAGACTTTATCAGCGGAATAGATGACATCCTGCCCGCGCCATTCATCCATACAGAACACAATCGAGCCATGCCGCCCGACAGTTGCGTTAGCGTCCTCGCCCTCGTCTGCCACATCAAACCCTAAAATGCGTTTGCCTGCTGCGGTTAAATCCAGACGGGTATGTGCATTTGTTGCTGCCTCAATCCATGCCGGTTTAATAATAGCCAGCTCACTGTCTGCCACCGGCTCACCCAGCCAGATATGCCGGTACAGCTCATAATCCCGCTCCTTACATGCTTCCATTTCTATTCGCAGCACTTCGGGAAAGTTCGGGTTATCGTAATAGTTGGCCTTAATAACAATTGCGTTATCCGGAGGACGGATTACAAAACGCTGGTGCGTATCGTCCAGCATGTTTTTCGGATTGTATGAAACCCATATTTCACTGCCCGGTGTCCGGATTGTAGGAATCAGGGTATCCCACATCTCCTGAGTGATACTCTCCGCCTCTTCTATCCAGCATACGCCGGCACCCTCAAGTGATTTAATCTTTCCCGGGTCATTCTTAATCCCGAAAAAGATAAAATTTGTACCTGTGCCTCTATGGATAATGGTTGATTTCTGTACTTCAAATTCATCATCATAGCCAAGGCGGGAAATAGTATTTGAGAGTAGCTTGTGTACTGAATCAGCAATTGATAGCTGCAACTCGCGTACACACGGGATAGTCGTCTTTGTACGTCTGGCTATTTCAATTGCCAGCTCTGCGAACATCCACGACTTACCCGATCCGCGACCACCATAAGCAACCTTGTAACGTGCTGGTCTGGCAAATTTGGCAAAGTGTTTACTAATCATCTGCCTGCTCAAATATCGCACTGATCGGGCGCGTTTCTATTTTTAACTCACCTGATACAGAGGTCTTTTCATTAAACGCCTGTACAGTTACATGCTTGCCCAGTAATTCAAGATTCTTCACCTTGTCCGGCCATTTAATCTTTTTGAGAATACTCTGGCTATCTTCTTTATCCATTATGGTAAGTACATCAAAGCCGCTTAATGTCTTTCTCCATACTTCCGGCCATTCCTTAACCGGCAATACTGAGCCATCAGCATTAAGAATGTCCGCCACGTCCATCTGATCAATCTCAACCAGACGCTGCAGAACATAATCAGCATTAATCTGCGTACGCATACAGCGTTTTTGTTTTGCTTCGTTCAGTGCCTTTACAATGTCAGGTTTTCTGAGGTTTTCATACCCTACTTCACTTGCCGTTCTGGCACTGTATCCTGCCCTGATTGCAGCCTGTGTGGCATTGAAAGCTATTAGATATTCTTCAACAAAACGCTGCTGTTTTTCTGTTAATCCGCTCATGGCGGAGTTGTTGGTATCCACCATGGCAATCTCCAATAAAAAAACCCACGCGTGCGCGCAGGCTTGTCTCTTTTTGCCGGTTAATATGCATACACCAACAAAAAAGCGGATTAGCTATTAGCCAACCCGCTATAAATAAATATCATATGTAATATAAGTAATTTACTACTTAACCAAACAAAAAAGCCCAGAGTCTCTGGGCTTTATTATGCGTGGACGGGAACAGGTATTTTTATGCGTCCTTTATTTGCGATTTATCAGTAACTCTATTAATTACTATCTCTTTTTAATATATTTAAAAAAGTCTCATTTCGTGCTTTTGCATCAGCAAATATACTATTTGATGAAATAAATGTGACATGAGTATTCGATCCTTGTAAGTAGCCATAATACATACATTCATTATTACTAAAGACTTTTGTAAACGCTCTATTAGTCATAACTCTTTCAACATCTCTGTCATCAGCCTTAAAATCACAAATAATATAGCAATAGAAATTATTTATTTTAACAATTTCTTTGAGTTTCTCTTTATATTCATCAACCTGATCGATCGCAGAAAGTTTTTCTTTATAATCGATATTTCCTTTTTTGAACTCAATCAAGACAACATCTTTACGTAAATCGCTATCCTCAGGGTTATTATACAAAACAAATAAATCGGGTCTTTTTTGCGATATACATTCACAATCTTCGCTTCCTATATCAGATTTAATTGTTTTTATTGTTAGATCAGATGCAACATAAGCATAAGACATAAATTTATCATCTAACAACCAAATATTGTTGAAATATAAGTGTTCTGGGTTTGCAACATCATAAGATTCAGTAGATATTTTCTGAGGGAAGAATAACTCATGCAGAATTTTTTCGTTTTCATCTGAACCCTGTAATTTAAGTCCTTTTTGAACAATTAAATTTCTATGAAAGATATATTTAGCCAGTTCGTGCTTATTCTGTTCAGATACCTTTTCTGCTATTTCATCAAGACTAGCGGTGTCATTATTAAGCAGTCTGATTAGATTATCTTCTTCGCGATCCCTTCTCTCACGGTAGCTTTTAATAATCTCTGTTTCATTGAAAGAAACATCATTGATATCGACCTTATCAAAATTTATGTAACCAAATTGTTCTTTCAATTTTTCTAATTGAGCTATATTTTTTTGCACCAATTCTGGTTCATTTGCTCGAACAATATTAAAACAGGCTCTTTTGATTAAATCATCAAAATTTTTATCAGGTGTTGAATTCAGAATATCCTGCTGTGCTAATTCTTCATTTGAGTCAAAGTCAAATTTCGTTCTTTCAGGGTTAGCTTTCCGGTCGAAATAATCAGAAGTCACAGCAAAAAGATATTTTTTGTCAAGATTACTCGAGTATGTCATTGTTTTAACAGCTAGATTATTAGCACAGTATAAAATATCAAGCTCTGATTTCTTATCTTCCAAGAAAGTATAAATATTGAATTTACAGTTATTACTTTCAAGTTCGCTTTGTTGGATACAGTGAATATCGGAACTGTTAATTTTGCCCAATAATTCGCCATTAACTAACAATCTGATATTAATAGGCTTACTTGTCTCTTTCTGTTTTAAAAACAGTACAAGATTAAATGTCTTTTTTAAAAAAGTCAGACATGCCTGAGCCTGTGTTTTTGGGTGCTTTAAATTCAGCTCGCAAAAAGTAATTGTGGTATAAGGATCTGGTTCAATTGCTTCTTGAGTGCTTACACTTTCAAGATTGGAATCATAGGAAAATTCAAACTTAATGTATTTACCTGCATCTGATACACTTTCAATATTGACAGAACGTGCTATTTTCAGAAATGAGAAACGACCAAGACCTTTCCCTCCTAGATTTATTTTATTTTCAGTACCTACTTCAAAAAATGCATTAAGATTTTTACTGTTTAACCCTTCACCGTTATCACTCACGATGATTTTATAAAGATTACCCAGATTAGAACTCTCATTATCAATACTTTGATTGTATTCATATTCTAAGTTAATACGGATATCAGTCGCATTAGCCTGAATACTGTTCATCACTGCTTCTTTTAAGACATCATTGACCGTCACATTCTTATAAAAATGAGACAACATTCTTTTGACATTTGTTTTCATAAGATCAATGTTTTTTTTAGTGGAAAGTATTGTCATATAACTTTAATATTGCATTCTACCCTAAAATCAATCATTAAGGTTATTATAAGCATTCAATTTAAAATTTCATTTAGTTTCAATAACTTTGACCATTTACCCGTATTTATTTGCCTAAAATAGCAAAATCTTATTACTTCTCTATGTCAAACCATTAAAGAAAGCCATAATCAATTTAAACAAGCCGGTCTTAAATAACACCGACTGCTATTAACTCAGAAAGGTGCATATGTTTCTCTACATTGCTATACACAAAGATGAAAACACCGGTTACGGTGTAACAGTGCCCTCTTTACCCGGCTGCTTTTCATATGGTGATACTTTAGAAAAGGCTATTGAAGAATCTAAACAAGCCATCTTATTTCATATCGAGGGTTTACTTGAAGATGGCATAGAACCTGAAACAAATCAGCCCGACCTTGCCACTCTTATTAATGACCCTGAGTATGCAGGTGCACAATGGTTTGGTATCGAGGTGAATATTGATCACCTAACACTTAAACCAGAACGATTTAATGTTAGCTGGCCTAAATACCTTTTGAACAAGGTTGATACTTACGTATCACAAACCCACGATACCCGTTCTAACTTTCTTGCCAAAGCCGCACTTGAGAGAATTAATAGTGCTAATAAAAATACCGGCATAGCTAAATGATATCCGGCATAAATCTTCAAAATGCTACTCCCAGTGAGGTAGTAAGCCTTATTTTTGATAATGGCTTTACACCAGCCCGTGCATGGCGTGAATTCTTACAGCTTACTCAGGAAGAATGCGCCAGAAAGTTAGGAATATCTCAGGCAGCTTACTCCCAGCTAGAAACATCAAATAACCCTCGCAAAACCACAAGAAATAAGCTGGCTACTGCACTAGGGATTAATCCTGAACAACTTGATTGCTGAACATAACAAAAACCAGCCTTTCGGGCTGGTTTATCATTTAGATTAAATCTCGCAAACTTACTAATTATTATCGTAAGTGTCTTTTAAAAATATAAACATTTTTGCTTACATTCCTCTTGCAAATGTAAACAAAAATGTTTATACTTCTGATTAGTTACTTATTGATGTAAAGGTGTAACTAATTAGCAAAAAGTCAAGCGCAAGAATAATTAGGGTCTGTAAGCTTTTTAACAGTAGAAGGAATATCATGAAAATACAAATTTTATATTTCAGGAAAATATTGTATGAAAATAAACCAATTTTTAAACCTATTAACTTCTCAAGGAGTAAAAGCGAAAGATGGCACTAAACACATAAAACTTTACTATAATGGCAAGCAATCCACTTTACCCAGACATCCCAGTAAAGAGATTCCAAAGCGGCTGGTTGAAAAAATCAAAAAGCAGTTGGGATTATGACATTAGCAGCCCTCATTTTAAGTGAGAGCTGCTTAAATCTAAATTTATCAATATATTAAAATTAATTAAAATATAAATAATATAAAATTAGCTTTAATTTAATTAAGGAAATGGTTCAAATATCAGAAATGTATTCTCAAAATACAAACTGTAAAACAGATATGTCTTACAGCGCATTAATACAAAAAGAAGCAAATTCATATGTAGTCACTTTTCGCGACTTACCAGAAGCATTAACCTGTGGAGATACGCTTGAAGAAGCACGTATTATGGCCGCAGATGCGTTACTTACTGCTTTAGAATTTTATTTTGAAGACCGTCGGCCAGTGCCTATGCCTTCGAAAATGCAGAAAGGTGAAGAATTGATTTCTTTACCTCCTAGCGTCACTGCAAAAGTACTTTTACTTAATGAAATGATTAAGCAAAATGTTTCCAATGCAGAGTTAGCCAGACGTTTACTTACACGTCCTCAGGATGTTCAAAGGCTTACTAATCTTCGTCATGCAACTAAAATTGATGCTATTAACGCTGCGTTAAATCAACTAGGTAAACAACTACATATTAGTTTAATACCCATTCATCATTCAGCATAATATTAATCAGGTAATATCATGCATAAAAGCAAAGAAAGACTGGTTTTTAGCCAGTCTTTTATCTTAATATTACCACTCATCAGTATTTGATATTATTAAGACTTAAAATACTCTTAAGTCTTATCCGAAACATAGCATAATTGTAAATTTTCACCCTACGCTTTTCTACCCCTAAATTGAATTTTTACAAAACATTTACAATTATATCCTGCATGCTAACTTCTAATTTAGCAATGCAGTCATAATGCAACTTGTTAATTATTCTCTTCACATGTTTTATTTTTCGTCTAACAGTGCATTTGTGCCAGTCGAATTTATCCTGAAGCTGTATATAGGTTTTATTCCTAGTAAAAAGATATTCCAGCAAGGCATCACACTCTAACGGCTGAATATATGAATCTCTGGCTAATACGAAGTTTGTTAAATCAATTATGCCAGACAGGTTATATCCGTATTCTGCATTAATCAGCGTCCATTCAATATCATTTAAAATACGCTCTACACGGGTTAATAGCATAGAGCTGTTTGCATGCATATCATGCTGGCTTAGCCCTGATTTACTTCTGTCGACTACGCCTCTGGATTTAATCCATTCTTCAATGCGCGCTGAATTACTTTTGCCCATGATTAGCGTATTTTTTATGAAAAACACTTCACACAGCATGTGATCTATTGATTCATACATTATTCAGTTCCTAAGCTATTTGTATCAAATGCTGGCTGTTTAGTAGCAGTTGCGTCCTCAGCACGCCCTCTGCGTGGTACAGATGAGCGGTTTCTACATCCAGTATTGTTGTTCTCCTATCCGCCTCATCATGGCAGGCACTGCATGCGTATGCGCCTAATAGATCACTGGGTTTAATTCCGGTACCGCAACTACCTGCCAGCCTGTAATGAGCGAAAACCACTGTTTCAGAGTTACCGTTACAAATACCGGGCATGCGCACCTGACATTGCTGCCCTCGTGCTGATCGGGTGATTTTGCTCATGATTAATTCCCTAAAGATAAAAGCTGATCAATAGCCTGCTGTGCTTCATATTCACTAGAGAAGCGGTTGCATAAAATCATGTTCCAGCAAACAGTGAAACAGGCTTTATAAAAGGCGTTAAACTGGTCCTGATCCATACTGGCAAAACTGATTGATTTAGGTTCTTTCACTACGCCTGCTGGTGTTAAGCGATAATTAAAATATCCGGCTTCGATAGTTAGCCAGCGACGAAATGAATTAATGTCTTTGTCTATAACGAGTAGTTTTTCGGCGCGCTTTTTAGCCAGTAAGTTAAGTGCTTCCTCTGCGGCTGTAACAATAATGCCTTTATTACCGGCGAACTTATCCAGCCTCTTAGCTATCCACAGCACAACATCCCGCTCTTTAGGGCTGATAACTCCGCCTGCCGGTTGCCAGTAATCAAAAGCAAAAGGCAGTAAGCCGCCAAAGAATAAACGGTGATGAGGCAGGCTCCGGTCTTTTTGTCTTGTTACTTGTATCTTTACCGGTTGGCCAATCTTAACTTGCTTGAGACTATCGGCATCAATTGCTGTAACTGGTCGCAAGCTGTTATCAATTGCCTTAACTGCTACTAATTCCATGATTAAAATTCCTCAATGCTCCAGCCTCCGCCGTTCTTCTTGGCCCGGCGTTTTACCGCAAAAATTTAAGCGGGTACATATCAGCGGCTACTTTGATTTTTACCCTTGTATCATCCTGCCAGAAGCCCTTTACTTCGTGCATTTCCATCGTGCCGTCACTGCGCATCACGCAATAATCCGGTGTGTAAAAGGTGTTATCTGCCAGCCTGAGTTTTACGCCTTCAAACCGGTACCAGCTTACTGATCCGTCCTGCATGGCTGGCTTTAATACTTCAAGCTCATATGCCTGCTCTGTTTTGTTTTTTTGTCCGGTTTTTAATCTTCCCAGTGCGTAAAAATTTTTTGACATCTTTTCTCCAGTATTTGTTTTTCCAGTTTCTTAAGCCACGCAGCTTTGCTTCAATGTCATCCGGGCTTATATCGATTTCTGCCAGAGCGCAGACTTCTTGAAAACCTCTACTCCTGAAATATCCCATTTCCTGTTCAACCGCCTTATCCAGATCTCTGGAATCGCCTATAGCTTCAGTAGCGTCCTGCAATGCCTGAATAATGACCATTCCCCATAAGGCTCTGCATGCGTGATATTGTTCATAAGGGGATTCAACATAATCATCCGGCTGCTTATCCATGCTACCTCCTGACATACTTACTCCGCTTATTATTTCGGGCTTCCCACCACTCTTCGCGCTTTATTCTCAGATCTTCGGTTATAGGCTCAAATTTGTTGTTTGTACATTCTCTGTGACCGGGGAAATAGTGCCATTTTTCATCATGAGCACAATAGCCATATCCGAGTGCCGCCATTTCGTGGGGGATATATTCGCCTTTATTATTTTTTTCTCTTAGCGTCCAGAATCGGCATGCTATACAGGTATTTTCAGACACGATGTGATCCCCTGTTAATTCAGCGCGCATTTTTGCGTTATTAAATTAAGCAGTTTTCCTAACTGGGCTTTGCCCTCTTCTTTTTGTTTATCGGTTAGAAGATTTCCGGCTTCAATATTCATGCGCTCTTCGCCTGCTGGCAATAAAGCTAAGGCATAATCGTTTGTAATTTTCCCTGTTGCCGCCGCTTCTGTGATTAGTTGCGCTAACTGTTCTTTATCAAGCCCTGCGCTAACGTACCAATCTGGCTGTATACCTTTTGCCTTCTTCTCGCTAACGATGCGCTCATATGCAGTTTTAAACGCAAGCCCTGCACGGTATTTGTCTCCTGCGTTGAATAATGCTGATGCACTTTCTGCTGCATGCATAGCTGTGTGAATTGTAAGGGATGAATTAATGACATATCCTTTCTATCGTAAATCGTAGATACGCACACCCAGTCTCAGGCAATTAAATTTGCGCAAGGCTTCTAAGGGCGTTAAAGCGTTACCTGCCTGCAGGTATTTCAGAATTTGTTCTGATTGGGAATTTATTACTAACCCTCTTAAATTACCTAAACTCGTGCTTGGTTTTAATTGCAGTCATAACTAACCACATTCTTTTAGTACCGAAAAAATAAACACTATTAATTAAAAAGTTATTAATAAAACTTTTAATTTTTACTTATAAAAGTATTTAAATATTCTTCTTTTCGCAGTGTCTTTAAATAATTTAGTTGAGCTTTTGGAATACCTCATTTTTCCCATTGCGAAACAGCACCGCGTGTTATACCGCATAATTTTGCTACAGCCGTATCGCTACCTAATATCTCTATGAATCTATTATCCTTTTCATACATTTTGTTAGCTTTCTATTCTTAAACTATAAAAAGTATAGTTTACTAAATAGTGTAAAATAAACTATACTTTTTATAATTTAGAATACTAAACAAATAAAAGGACATTTATACTATGACAAATAAGCTAAAAGAACGTCTTCATGAATTAATGCGGGAGTATGGATTAAAAACCCAAACACAGCTTGCAGATTTTGCTAAGGTTAGCAAAGGATTAGTTCATCAGTGGTTTAATGGTGATACAGGTCTTGGGAAAAAGCCGTTACTAGAATTAGAGAAGAAAACACGATTTTCAGCACAATGGCTAGCAAATGGAACAGGAAATAAATATAAAGATAATGCTATTAATTTATCTGATTCATATAAAATGTATAGTCCATTGGAAGCAGCCGATAGTAATACCACAACCCTGAAATTATATGATATGAATGCTTCTTGCGGTCAAGGAATCATAATTCCTGAATTTCCAGAACTCCTTAGAACTATTGAAATTCCTAATGATGCTCTTTTAGAGTTACTAGGAACAACTAATTTACAAGGAGTACAACTAATGCCTCCTGATGGCGATTCAATGGAGCCAACAATACCAAGGCGATCTATTACATTAATTAAAACAGATATAGATAAATTTCAAGATAGTGGTGTTTATTTAATTACATTTGATGGATATACATACATCAAAAGATTAGCAAGAGGGAAATCAGGTGTAATTAAAGTAATATCTGATAATAAATTATATTCAGATACAGATTTTGACATTAAACCTAATGAAATAGACCAGTTAGTTATCCATGGTAAGTTTTGGAAAGCTTTGCCCTTGGATTTTCTAGATATATAAATTTTAAAATGAATAATGAATATTGCATAAAAGCCGCTTTTAGCGGCTTTATATATTTAATTTTAAATACTTTGAACTACAGACCACCAAAAGGCTACACCGATGATCTCTATTTTATCAATTTTTACTAGCTCATCAGCATATGCTTTATCTTCTTGATTGTAACAACTAATTTTTAAGACATCGCTTGCGATTCTATATAATTTTCTGATTCTAACAAGGCTGCCCTGTTTAATCGCATAAATCCTTCCATCCTTAATAATTTTACTTGATGTATCTATAGCTACAATAGAGCCATCTTTTAAAACAGGCTCCATACTGCTGCCGGCAACTGTTATGCAAACTACGTTCTCTTTTTGGACGCCAAATTTTTTTAATAATTCTTTGGAACATGGCAATTTGAAATCAGATTGATTAAATTGATAACGGTAAATACCTGTTTTTGCGTCAAGTGCATAAGTGTCATGATACAAAGGTATCAGTACATAATGCCCAGAAAAGAGGGAATTTTCATCATACAAAAAGAAATCACCATATAATTCGATATTTGATTGATTATTAATTCCGTCGTTTGGATTATCGATAATTAATTCATTCCCAACTCCTGATACTAACCAATCTGGATTGATTTTTAATTTTTTCTGAATCAGCAGCAATCCTTGTTTTGAGATTCCTCTTTTTTCCCAGTTTACAATTGATTGCTGAACGACACCAAGAACATGAGCTAATTCACTTTGCTTGTGTATATTGTTATTTTTCGCCACGACTTTATACAATCTTGCTGCTGTTTCATGCATTTTCTTATTCATGTAGCTCTGTCAATAAATTAATTTAATATCTAATTGTTACATATTTTTTACATATCACTACCATTTTTATTTTTAAATTTAGTTTTCTAAACTTTTTATTGTTTAAAATCAGAATATAACGTCAATAATAGATAATTTGTTTATTTTTCTATACTCCAACCATTAAAACGATTTAATCAACTCAGTTGATTATTTTTATTCGTAGCATTATCCGCATCGGCTCAAGGCTGCGGAATATAAAAGCCTGAGGCAAGTAGGAGCTTGCTGGCAAGCCGTTAAGCCTTCGCGGGCGGCCGAAACAAAATTGGTAAGTTCATGTAGGACTTACAAACAGAAAAGTCTAAAAATCCAAAGAACTTTATGAAAGGAGAACGACTTTAAATATTAATTTTTGATAGATTCATGAAACAACAAAAGTTAAATTAATATTAAATTTTCAAAGAAAGGAAACGTAATGAAAACTTACTATTTTTATAAATTATAAATTTAAATTCTTTTTCATACTTTAAGTTGATATACGGGCGAGCTAGTGAGTATGCCTGTTGGGAACATCGCCCGACCAGATTGCTAGTGCTGCAAGTTTCTAATTGACATTATGTTTTAATTTTTCCTAAAGAGGTGAACAAGATAACGCCTGATATAGAGGGATATTACAACGTCAGTAATTTAAGAAATGCGCGAACTATTATCAGAAAAGACTGGGAAGAGTTTGGCAGCTTAAATCAATCAGCATAACCAAAGATAAACAGAAATAATTTCTATATCTTTTTATCATTTTATTAATTCAGTTAATAAGTCCGGGGTATTAATCATGAGTAAATTTTCTAGTTATTATGATGATTTGGCTAATTTGATATCTAATGCTGATATTGTGGGAGTTGTAAATAGTTACGCAACGCCAATTGATGAGCAGTTTAAGCATATTAGCGAAGAGGACTTAGCGGATATTATATCGTGCTGCATTAACGTATCGGATAATTCCAACACGATACTAGAAGCATTAAGTATGCTACATATGGGATATGCTAATAAAGATGTGATTGCTTATTTAAAGCTTGAGGATTTTTTGGAGTTTGCAAGTAATATCACATCATTAATAGGCGGTGTTAATAATTGCTTAACACATATTATATCTTCGGCGTGCCGTCTGCAGAATGAAAGACAAGCCTCTGTATCTAATTAATAGATCTATGAATCAATCGAAATTTTAACAATTCAACTATGAGGTGAATAAAGCCAGCTAACCGCTGGCTTTTTAATTCTAACGAAAAGGAAGAAAACATGTAAATTAGATACCTAGGTTTAAAGTCTATTATTTAACCTTCATCGGGTGCTGTGTTAACATTTCATTACCCAGCAAAGGAATAAATAATGGACTTTAAAAATTTATATGCACTTTTAAATATAAAGCCGACAGCATCACAATCAGACATTGCCAAGGCAATGAGGCACGCTGCGCAGCAACAGACAATCACTTTAGATGATTTAAAGCTGTGTAAACAATATCTTTTAAATGAAGAGGAACGCAATAAATACGACGAACGTTTATTTGCCGCATACCCGGAACTTTTAGCCCCTCCGCCTGAACCGAAACCCGAAAAAGCAGAAGAAGTTAAGCCATTAGAACCAGCAAAGACAAAGCAGGGCAATAAAAAGCTGTATCTGATTTTGGTTGTTGTAGCCGCTGCAATTGTGCTGATTGGTACTGTGGCTTATTTCAAACATTTTAAACCCATCGCAGAAGCAAAAGAGGCGGTTAGAGATTTATTGAAAGATCCTGATTCAGCCAAGTTTTATGATGTTAAAAAGGTTGTAAATACCCACAACAAAGAGATATATGTTTGCGGTGAAATGAATGCGAGAGCTCTTGCTGGAGGTTATGCTGGTAAAGAAAAATTTGTATATGAATTAAAATCTAAAAAAGCCACTGTAATCCCAGATAAAAGACCAGATAGTATAATTGTTGAATATTATTATAGTACTTTATATAGAGTAGGCTGTTTAAATACTGATCCTGCAGAATTACTTAAGGCGATGGAAACTACAGGCGATTATGCAGGAAAGGTTTTATCTCTTATTGACAAAAGAAAAGTTTCTGAAAATAGTTTTGAAAGAGAAGAGCTAGCTAAATCTATAGCTAACTTATCCGCGAAGACAAAGGCAGAAGAGCAAAAGCTAACAATTTATACAAATAGTGATGACGATTGATTCAGTTATCACAGCATATGAATAAGTAACAAAGTAAGCAACACAAGCCAGCTAATAGCTGGCTTTTTTAATAGGTTAAAAAAATGAATAGGGTTATTAATAGTTGGAATGAAAATACAACAAACCCAGAACCTGTCGGATACCATGATTTGATAGCGTATGAGGAAGCCTCGCAAAGAGTAAGTGACGCAGCCAAAGAAAAGAAACAAGAAATACTGGAAAAGCTTGGAGACGATGAACTGGTATATATCGCTGGAGAAGCTACAAAATATTCTGATGAAGCGGACAGACTTATAAATGGAATAGTTAAGGCACTTGTATTGGGCTGCCATAAAGATATGACAGTAAGACAACTATTAAGCCATCTATCATTAGAAGCAAGAAAAATCCTAACTGATTATATTTTAAAGCATGCTAATTAAATCAAAAGCCAGCCAAAATGCTGGCTTTAATTTCAAGCCTAAGCTAATCAATCCAAGCACATTTAAACAAGTGTGCTTGGATTGATTAGTAGACATATTTAACATTATTTAACATTTTCTGTGTGCTGTGTTAACATTTTGAAATGTATCAAGGGGAACATAATGGACATTAAAAATTTATATGCACTTTTAAATATAAAGCCGACAGCATCACGCTCAGACATTGCCAAGGCAATGAAGCAAGCAGCGCAGCAACAGACAATTACTTTAGAGGATTTAAAACTATGCAAACTAAATCTTTTAGATGTAGAGGCGCGCAAACAATACAATGCTCGTTTATTTGCAGAATATCCAGAACTTTTAACCCCTCCGCCTGAGCCTGAATCAGTAGAAAAAGCAAAACCACAGCCACCAGCAAAGACAAAACAGGGTAATAAAAAACTGTATCTGATTTTGGTTGTTGTAATTGCACTGATTACCGGTACAGCAGTTTACTTCATGCACTCTAAACTCATCGCGGAAGCAAAAGAGGCGGTTAGAAATACATTGAAAAATCTTGATTCAGCTGAGTTTTATCATGTTGAAATGTCTGTAAATACCCACTACAAAGAACATCTATATGTTTGCGGTGAAGTGGAAGGGAAAACTCTTGATGGTGGTTATACCGGTATAAAAAAATTTGTATATAGATTAAAATCTAAAAAAGCCATTGTAATTTCAAATAAAAGATCAAATGATATAATGCTTGAATATGCTGATAGTTTTACATATAGAGTAGGCTGTTTAAATGCTGATCCTGCCGAGTTGATTAAGGTAGTGAAAACTACAGACACTTATTTAGAAGAGCTTAGATCACTTACTTGGGGACCTGCTCCTAAAAATAATTTTGAAAGAGAAGAGCTAACTAGATCTATAAATAACGTAATCGCGAAAATAAAGGCAGATCGGAAAAAGATAACAATTTATGCAGATAGTGATGACGATTGATTTAGTTATCACAACATATGAATAAGTAATAAAGTAAGCAACATAAGCCAGCTAAATAGCTGGCTTTTTTATTAGCTATAGAGGTGATATTCCAACACGATAAATTAACCCATGTAACAGCAACAACGAGGGAATTGTACATGATTAAAATTCTATAACTGGATTTATTGCAGTTTTTTTAATGTCTGCTGCTCTTTCAGTGTCCCCTGCTTTGTCTGATAAGGAGCAATTAGATATGCAGCGCAGTTATACAGCAAGACAAATGCAGCAGAAAGAATACCAGGCAGATCTGGAAGTAAAACGGTTAGCTGATACATATGCGCGCATGAGTGATAGCGAACGCATGAAAGGTGATGCAGAGCTTAAATGATTTTAGGTGATGATTGTTGACATTCCCGCCCAGCTAAATAGCTGGTTTTTTATGAGACGCGCTTAGAAAATGACTGGATCACAGGTGAATGTGATATTTATGACCCTAAAGAACGTTTTATTATTGATACAAAATGTTCTTGGGATATAGGCACTCACCCGTTTTTTATTGAAGAGGCGCAAAAAAAGGCAGAAAAAGCAGGATATATCTATCAGATGCAGGGTTATATGTGGCTATTTGATTGTGATAAAGCTGATATAGATTTTTGGCTATTCCCCTGCCCTGAAAATCTGCTGGGTACTTACGATAATCCGGCCATGTTGATTGATGCGGTTGAAGATATTCCTATCGCTAAGAGGTTAACAACGGTTACGGTAACAAGAGATGAAAAAATAATCGAAAAGATTAAAGAAAAAGTAGAAATTTGCCAGGAATATTATGACTTGCTGCTAAAACAGGTCGCATAAAAGGATTTCATTATGTCTGTTAATAAAGTAATTCTAATTGGTCGCCTTGGGCGCGACCCTGAAACACGATATATGCCCAATGGCGACGCCATAACGAATTTCTCGCTAGCAACTGATGAACAGTGGCGTGACCGTAATGGAGAACGCCAGACTCGTACAGAGTGGCATAACGTATCCCTGTACGGCAAACTAGGAGAAATAGCTAACCAGTACCTGAGAAAAGGTAGCCAAGTGTTTGTTGAGGGCAAAATTCAGAGCCGTAAATATACCGATAAAGATGGTATCGAACGCATGGCATACAATATTATCGGCAATGAGATGAAAATGCCGAGCAATCGTAATGATGGTTCTGATTCTGGCAATAATAACGCTGCACCACTTACATCATCGAACCCACCACCAGCACCACATCGGCAACCGCCTCAACATGAATCTACAACCGCGCCAATAGATGATATTGATGACGATATTCCGTTTTGATTGAAAAAAATTAAATTGATCAAAATCAAAAATATTAAACCTTTTAAATATTGAAATATTTAAAGGTTTTTTTATATACTCAAAGAAATGTAAATGTAATATTATAAATATATAAATTTTCTTATTGTGGAAAGAAAATAACTATGAAAAAAATCCTTTTTTTATTATTGCTTCCAATTACCTGTTTCGCACAAAGTGAAATAAGTAATTTTTGGGAATATGGCAATGGCACTCGGGCAATTAGTATTAGTTCCGTTATAAATGATAAAGTTGATTCATATATGATATATAAAGATGTAAAACAGGATTCAGATAGTTTTAGATTTCGTTATAGTCCAATTTTATATCTTAAGGCTGATGGTACTTACTTTTCAACGACCACTTCTGAATGTGGTAACGATTGTTTTTATTATTCGGACGGTATCTTTAAAAAAATTGATGAAACACATATACAATTACAAATTGAAGAATCCGGGCAATCGGATTTGTGTCCGGGTGGGAAAAAAGTCAATAGAAAACGACGAGATTTGGGTATTTTTGAAATTAAAACTGATGAAGATGATAGTATAGTAATGAAAAGACAACCCTCATTAATAATGAGGATCGAGCTGGACGAGGTGCTCAGAGCTATAACATCATCAATGAAAGCGGCTTTTACTGACTTATATTACATAGTCACAAAACTGAGGCTAAACAGTTTAAGAAATGGGTAACTAGTGAAGTCCTGCCCTCTATCCGTAAAACAGGCGGCTACTCTCTAACATTAAATAAGCAGCAGCAATATTTGATTAAAGAGGCTGTACTTAATAATGAATGCTGCCCAAACAGGCAAAACATATCAGTCTGTGTATAGAAGTCTCTATACCAAGTTTAAAGTACCCAGATACCAAGACATTCTTGCTAAGAATTTTGATGAGGCACTTTCATTTTTAGGTGGCTCAGTTAAGCCAATCAATAATCAGTCTGCATTATCTAATATGAATCAGGACGGACGCCGGCTGGTAATTGTCGAAAATTACAAAGTTACATATGCAGAGAATATCAACGTTTATAACCGTATCAAGGCCGATGTGTTTAGAAAGCTGCTGAAACAGACAAAGCAGCAGGCAGAGTATCTGGCAGAACTGGCAAGCCGCATGAAGGTAATATCAGGAGACTGCAACAGCTCAAGGTTAGATTACCCGATTGAGGAGCTACATCCTAAAATTATTATTTGATTCTGTAACAAAAATAAGCCAGCTAATTGCTGGCTTTTATTTTGGAGAAATTTATTTGTTGTTCTATAAAACAATATAGTTGAATTATCGAACCGATATAGCTGAATTATCGAACAGGTATAGCTGGATTATTGAACAAATGTTAAACTTGATAAGGAGGCACAAAAGGGACACATTTTACTGCATTTTGAAAATATCCCTATGACAGTTTTTGGCCTCACTTTAAAATAGCTACGTTGTAACCAAAATACAAAATAAGTAATCAATATTAAATTTTTTAATATGATAAGCCGCTTTTAAGCGACTTTTTAATGGGGATTACCATGATTGGCAATTATTTAAAGGAACCAGATAAATATTTATATGGAATTTTTGTAAGTGGAGATCCTGGAAATAATAAAAATTACGTGCATTGCTCTATAGAAGAAGCCATCTTTTTTGTTTTTTTGTTCGAGATATTTTAATTTATCATACACATGAAAATATAACAGTTTATATTTATCGGAGAGAGCAAATTGTACCGAGTGAATGTAACGGACAGCGAATACGGCAGGCTGCTGGGACTGACGACAAAAAACAAGCGAATGAATTAGCAGCTAAACATTATTATGAAATGTTTGAGGTGCAAAAGCTTGGTTATAGCCGTGAATACACATGGCGCGAATGTGTTGTTGAATGATTAAAAGAAAACCCGCATAAACAGGAGGATAAAACCACATTATCATATTTACGCTGGCTGGATCATTTTCTTGGTATGCTCACGGTTAATCAGATTGAGCGTGTAAATATTAGCGAAATACGCGACGCTAAGCTGAATCAAGGACGTAAACCAAGGACAGTAAATGCGTATTTAAATCAAGTTAAAACTGTTTTATTAGCTGCTAATAAATGGGGATGGCTGCCTAAAGTACCAGATATTGAGATGCTCAAGGAGCCAGAACCAAGGGAGCGATGGCTTACCGCTATGGAAAAAGAAAGATTGTTCAAGGAGCTGCCAGAGCATTTAAAACCAATTGTAACTTTTGCACTGGCGACAGGTTTAAGAAGGGCGAATGTCGCAGGCTTAAAATGGTCGCAAATTGATTTATCGCGAAGGATCGCATGGATTTTTGCTACTCAGGCAAAATCATCGAAACCCATAGGAATTCCGCTAAATGATGAAGCCATGAGCGCAATTTTAAGCCAGCGAGGTAAGCATAAAACGAATGTCTTTACTTACAACGGTAAGCCAATTAAAAACCCTGCTGGCACCGCATGGAAAAAAGCTTTAAAGCGGGCTAAGATTGAAAATTATACATTTCATGATAACCGGCATACGTGGGCGACTAATCACGCAATACAAGGGACACCCACCCGGCAACTAACTGAGTTAGGCGGCTGGTCCAGTGAAAAGATGGTAGAAAGATATGCGCACATGAATGTTGATCACTTAAAACAGTACGCGGCAAACTCGGCGCAATTTGACACCAAATTGACACCAGCCAAGCTTTAA